GATAGGTAGACTATTTCTGTTATCAAATAAGTCTCCTAAGTGTATTAGAACGTCTCCTTCTTTAGCATTTTCTTTTAGATATGGTATTAGATAGTTATAGAATGTATCTTCCATCATATTTAACCATTTATCTAAATTATTTAAGTAGATACCAAAGTGTGTATCGGTTATCATAAATACTCTCATTCAAGCACATTATTTTTTAGTTATATGGAAAATTAATATATAGTTTATGAAATATATTAAAGGTTTTAGGTTATTTGAATCTCATTATGAAGATACTGGTTGGGAAGTCAATGGTAATAAATTAACAATAGATGAGTTAAATAAGTATTTAGATGATAATTATATAGGTATTACTGATGTTCTCGTTGATGATATTAAACATATGTGTATCCATGTTAATAGAAAGGATTCTGATACCTTAAAAAGGTCAGAAGATTCCAACTTGGAATATCCAATAATAATAGCTACTAAAGACCACCAATATAAATCTATATTAGATGGTCACCACCGTTTATTAAAAGCAATAAATAATGGGCATGATAAAATAAAAGCTAGAATATTTGAATTAAATGATGCTCCAGATATCTTTAAGAAGATTTTTGATAGATGATTAGAAAAAAATCACTTTTACAAACTAATATATACTAATAGAGACGTAAAGTAATATAATATATACTTTATAATTTAATAAACAAATTAAATAAAAAATAATAAAAAGAGAATGGGATTACCACATTTTACACAGATAAGTAACGTAGGATCACCAGGGGGCCCGGGTACTTTACCTGATGAGGTTGTTTACTTAAACCTTTTTGAGATAACTTTTATTTTACCAGTTATCTTACAAGCTCAAGGTAGAGATCCAATATTGTTACTAGAAAATGCAACTAAAGCTCCTGATTTTGCACCTTTAACTAACTTTAATGTTACTAATGCTCAACAGAGATTTAAGTATTCAACAAGAGAGTTTTTAACAACTCCAACTACAACTTCTGGTGAGATTACTATACCTTTCCAGGTGAATGTTAATCAAGCTGGGGCTATGGAGACTTGGACAACATTAAAAGCTTGGTATGACCTTTTATTTAATTCTCAGAATGGTTCACTACATTACAAATCTGATATGATTGGAACAATTATAGTAAATCAGCATGATAAGAAAGGTGTTGTTTTAAGAAGAGTTACTTTTCAAAACTGTCAAATAAAGACACTTGGTGGTTACGCATTAGATTGGTCATCAAATAACATTTGGACAGAAGCTTCTTGTACATTTGTTTATGATTACTTCATTGATGAGTACATTGATCAAAACTTTACAATTAACCCTCCAATAGTTGGTGGATATTAATTAAAATATTTAACAAACAAAAAACCCACCGATGGTGGGTTTTTTTATGCCTTGTTTTTTAAGTTGCCTAGTATTTCGTTATGGTTTTGGGATATTCATATTACTTGTCATATTCGACATATTTCTCATCATTGAATTTGTATCGAATCCTCCCATTGATTTTTGTTGTTCGTCTTCCTGTTTCTTTCTATTTGTTTCTTCTTCTTCAAGAATTTCATTTATTAGTTTTACGTTTTCTTCAAACATCCAGAACGGCCAGTTATCTATTGACCATTCTTGTAGATGGAAGTGTTTTTGTAAAAGAAGCTTATTCTTCAATATATGCTTCAAAGGCATCATGAATAACGAAAATACCTGAGGCTCCGGTGGGAAATTGCATATCAGTGCGGACCTCCTGACCACATGATGAACAATCACTTTTTAGTTCTTTTATCCCGAACATCATTTTACCAATTGCTGAATTCAAGAATTGAAATGATACATCATCCATTTCTTCAAACTCTTTTAACTTAGATTTAATACCATCATATGTTATAGAACTTCTTCCTGGTAACATAAATGGAATTATTTTTAAGAAAGCTAAATTAGGGGATCTTTTTTCATTATTTTCTTTTATGATATAATCAGTAAAAGCTTTTTGTAGCCCAATATTCGGTGGAGTTACCTCATACTCTCTTCCGTTCTTTAGTCTAAACTTATAACTACAAGATGATCTATTATAGAATTTCTCTAACTTCTCATCTATTTCGTGGAAAACAAAGTTGGACCTTTTTAGCTCCAATGATACTTCTGTATTATCTGCGTCACATGCTTTTTTAACTGCTAATGAATTTCCTTGTTGGAAAGTTAATTCTCTTATCAAGAAAATCAGAAATAGTCTATCTTGGTCTTTTATTTCTAAATAAGAACCTATTTTACCATCTGGATATTTTATTCTTACACAAGATTGTAGCATCCCATTCATTTTCTCTACTATATCATAAAAGTTATTATCATCAACCATTGAATAAGCTTGAATTTCTTTTACTTGAGCTGGTCTCACCATAAATAGTGTTCCAGTTGGATAGAATAAACCACATGGTAATTCTCTAATATCAAAATTAAAGAAGTGTAAGTCGCTTGTTGTGTTTGACTCAATAACCGGGCTAGCATTAGATAAATCTGATACTGATGGTGTATTACTTTTTGATTCCATATCAGATAAGTGTCTTTTTAGGTAGTCTTCTTCTGATAATTCATCTTTTTTATTTTTGTCTGACATATTAATGGTATTATTTTTTTTTATATATTCGATATATCTATCCCTCTATTATATTGTTTATATAATATTTGTTTAGTATTTAAAATAAAAAAACCCTCGAATTTCGAGGGTTTTATATTTTTATTTGTTATTTTTATGAGTTTATGAAACCACCTGCACTTATAGCTCCTGTTCTAAGTATTGTAATGTTATTTACAATTATACCCATACCCTTGATTGGTTCTACATAGGTATCAAGAACACCGATTTGGTTATCAATGATTTCTGCTGTGTTATTCTCTTCATCCATTTTGTTGAAGAAGTTATATAAACCATTTTTACTTACATAAGTCTCACAGATAACGTCTGCTCTAAGTTTAATTTCAGCTCTTACATCAGGTGTATTGAATTTCCATTGATATTCTAATAACATTCTTGATAACTCTCTTTCAAGTTCAATTAACACCTCTCTAACGTGAATGTAAGAAAGTGCTGACTTGTAAAGAGTTTGAGCTGTATTCTCAGTTTCAATTACATATCCTCTATTTCTCTTGAACACAATTGGGTTCATTTGAGCTTGGTTAAGGAATTCTATATCACTTGGTGTATAATCCATCTCAACACCTGTGATGTTTGTAATTCTACCATTATTAACACCAGCTGCTATTGTCCAAGGTGTAATAGAAGTTACATTTGATATGTGTTTTCTCATAAATGTTGTAGCTACATATGACGCTGGTGGGAAATCAAGAGGTCTACCATTATCATTTATACTAACATAAGGTGTAAAGTATCCAACACAAGTTGTACCTGCTCCCTCACCAAATGAGTAAAGGAATGCTGGGTTACTTTCTGGGTCACCACCACTAGCGATGAATTCGACTTGTAACACACCTTCGTTGTTAACGAATGATGGAGAACTTGAATTCTTGAATGATCTTAGAGATGGCATATTTATGAAACCAAATGCGTCTAATCTATCACCACATATATCAACTAATTGTTGCTTAGATCTTTCAGTTAAACCTAATCCATAAGAGTCGATTAGATATCTGAAATCAATAGCTTCTTTATTAGTTAATGCTTTGAATAAAGGTGTTCCTTTAGCAACTAGATTTAGTATATCATTTTGTCTACCTTCTGAACCATCAGGTAAAGAAGCTTGTCTAACTCTAAATCCTTTCATTGTGATAGCTTTATAAGTAGTTGCGTAATTATCAATAGATACATATCTCATTGTTTGTAAATCACCATCTGGTCCAAAAGCATACTTCTTAATTCTAGCATCACAAGATATTTCTGTTAGTGAAGAATCACCAGCATACTGTCTCTTACTTAGAATTCTTGTAAGTTTTCTTGGAACTTCACCTACTTCTAATTCAGACTCATCAACATAAGCCTCTAGGAAATCACCAACCTTAACCTCTGTATATCTAGAACCATCGATTAGAATCTTATTAGGTACTTGAGTATATCCAGAAGGAAGTTCGATTTCAATAGATTGTTTGAAGTTTGACTTTCTTGATTGAATATAGAATGTATTGTTTGCCTCTACATTAACTGCTTCAGTTGAATCTAGTAATTCATCTTTGAATTCTACTAATAAATCTCCGTCATTCTCAAGATACATTTTTAGATAATGTTTTCTCAAGAAATTATAAACTAAAGATACATTAGTTAATGATTCTGCTTCAACTTCTTCATTTACTTGATAAGCATATCCTCCTGGGAATCCTAAAGCTGTTGCTAACGTAGATGGGTTTGTAACACTTGTTAGTGTAAACGTTCCAGGGTTATTAACTGAATCAGGAACAATTATTTGTTCAAATAATCCGAATTCTATTTTAGAATCAAATCCTACAACAGATGACTCAAATATGATATAATCATATCCTGCGTATGGTCCAGTTGCTCCCGTTGGAGTATCTTCACCATCAATGAATGTTATATCAACAGTTGTTCCTAATACATTTGAGCTCGCATTATTACTATCTACATATAATCTATTAGCGTAGAAGAAATCTCCTGTATTTATGATACCATCATAGAATCTAGTATAGTATTTAGAGTATTTAGCAACAACACCTTCTGTAGCTGTCCACACAGTATCTTTTGTTAATACACTATCACTACCTAAAAGGAATTCGTTATCTTCTGTATAGAATACTAAATATCCATTTAATATATTTGTTAAGTCTGATGTTCCAAATCCACTCAAAACAAATGATTTATTTTGTGTTGTTGATTGTACAATATCAGTAATAGATATATTTTCCAAACTATATTTTTCTCCTGTTGTTCCATTTGGATCTAAAAGAATAGTCATTCTATCTTTATTTGGACTGTCAATTAGATTAACCAATCTGTTAAACATTTTGAATAATCTATATTGTGCATAGTTTGTAGTTTTTTGTTGTGTAGCTGTTCCATAGAACTCAACTTTTATAGAACCACCACCTTCGTTAGTAACATAGTAATTGTTACTTGCGGTTCCATAGACTATATCCATAAATCCTGAACTATCAACTGTTACTGGTGTTAAAACTACCGAACCAGTGTCTATATATCCATCAGGCATTAAATCGAATGATAAGTAACCCAATACGATATCACTTGAAGAAACTGATGGGTAGTTTGTTCCATTAAATGGAACATAACTTGGAACACTTTTAATTTCACCAGTTCCGTCAATAACAAATGTTGATACAAATGATTGTGTTGATGTACTAACTGAATAATCACTGTTAGAGAATGAGAATGTTGCTGTATTTGATACAGGAACATATAAGTCACCAATAACAACGAAAGCATCTGGTGATGTTACGTCATATTGTAGTGTTATACTAGCGGTAGTTGAATTAATTGCTCCTTCAACAACACCGTAAACAGATCCTTCACCAAAGTAAGCTGTTCTCCAATTTCCATTTTCTATTATACCCTCAGTTAATGGAGTTGATCCAAATGCGTGATCCAATTGACCTAAATAACCAACTGTACCACCAATTATAGCAGTAACGTTACCAGGTAAGTCAAGAGGAACCGCTGTCATTTCTATTTGCTCAGCGATTGTTTCTTTATATGATAAGAAATCAATTTCTGTCTCATTTTGACCAACAATCGTATTTCCTAAAATATCTAATAATCCATTGTAGTAATCTTCTTCAACTAAGTCGTTGTTGAATGCACAGAATAAACCAGTTCTGTCAGTGTCTCTATTAATTGCCGTTTCGATGAAAATATTTCTACCATTTAAGTCTCTAAAATATGGAATTAAAGATAATCCTTCATAATAAGCAAGTAGTGTAACATTTCTGTCATTTGCGAAATTACTAATTTCACCCTTAACAAGACCTGACGCATTGAAATATTGACTCCATCTTGGATCAACAGATAATTCTTGATAGTTAGACCAATCACCACCAACAACTACAACATCCACTAAGTAATCAGCAGCAAAGTCTTGCTGATTTACATAGGGTGGCATTTTCTCAACAGAACCATACCACTCAAGTAGAGTTCTATTAAAACCAGTTAATTGAGATTTGATAACAAATACTGATATTGGCTTATCAGATAAGTTAGTTAGGTTAAATGCTCTTTCTGAGTATCCACTATTATTCTTTGTTAAGTTAATGAATGATTCAGTATCTCTTTTCCAGAAACCTGTTGTGTCAAAGAATCTTCTATATGGCCCTTCTCTTTTTATATCATTAAAATATCCAGCTGATGAGGATAATGATTTGTATTCAATGATATCCAAATCATCATTTGTTAGTAAAAGATTCATTGCGAATACTGGAGAGGTCTCTAACATCTTAGAAACTGTTCTATGGAAGAAAGATCCCTTTCTTTCTAGATTTCTATCTAGAGGTCCATATATAGCCTCTAAATCACCAATAGTTGTTAATCTAATAGGTGTGTTGAAAGGTCCTTTTCTCGAACTACCCATTATTAAATTAGTTATACCATCGGTAGTTGGAGATGTAATGATTGACTGATCAAATTCTTCTATGAATATTCCAGGTCTTTTGTATTTTCCAATTTGAATTGCCATATTGTTATCTTTAATTTTTAATTTATAGTATATATAAAAAACAAAAAATCAATTTTTTTCTATTTTTGTTCGGGAGATGATATTTTTTGTATCCAATCCTTTATGTTTTTATCCTTTTCTATAATTTTTTCTTTGTGTTTTTGTTCAAGTTCTATTAATTCTTTTTCCTTATCAGATATATCTTTATTTCTTTTACTCATTCTGTTTTTAATATCTGATATTTTGAACTTAATAGCTTCTTTTGTTGTATCATTGGTTGTTATAGATAATTCTTGATTAAAATCATCAATTTTGATTTTATCATTCGCGTTATCATCATGTAGTTTTGATATTTCTTTTTCTATTCTAACTAACGATACATACTCAACTAAAAAGGGGTTTTTATCTTCTGTTCCCAATATCTTCTCAACTTCTTTAGAAGCTTCCTCCGGATTTTCAAACTTTTTGAAAATCTCATCTATTTTAGCTTTATTAGCTTGATATTCGGCAATATCTTTCTTGAGTTTATTTAACTGTTCTTTAGACATTTTAACATCTTCTTGGTCAGTATCTTTTATTTCAAACTCATCTTCTTCAAGAAATAGTTTATATTTTTTTAAATATTTCATGATTAATTAGTTTTTGGTGCTTTTGAATACTTATCAGTATCAAAAGATTTTACCGCGGTAGGTTTTAAATATGGTTTATCAAGTTTAAGCAAAGTCTTTTTACCTTCCTTTTCTTCTTCATATACCCAGGCTACCTCTACCGGTTCTATATTAACTTTCAACCCTTTATCTTCACTGGATAACCCATTTAGTTCTTTTGGTTTTTTATCAATAAGATCTGTTAATGATTTCTTACTCATTTTTGTTATGTATATTTCAGATGTTGTTTTATCTACATTTAACTCACCAAGCTTATATGGTTGAGCTGGATTTTTTGACTTACCTTTGTTAAGAATATAATTTCCAAAAACACCGAATCTCTGCGAATATATTACTATTGCCTCTCCGCCATCTTCACCCTGAATATAGAAATACATCTTATCCACTGTTCCCTTCTCACTGGATGTAGTTTTATTGTTTTTTATCACAAACATTGATCCAACTGCTGATCCTCCAAAATCTGGTTTTTCTTTTTCTAAACTTAGAGTAATTGGATCAGGAATATCATTCGCTGTATTATTAATTCCCTCAATCTCATCTTCTCCTCCGAAGGCTAGATCTGCACTTTTAACTTCCTTTACATCTTCGTCTCCAAAGTATTTTGCAAGAAATCTTTTTTGTACTCCACCAGCATCCTTTCCGCCAAATGAGCTATCTTTAGACTTATATAAAGTATCACCATCCAATAAGTCTTCCATCATTTCTCTTATTTTTGGACCTACTCCTTCTTTGATTTTATCACCTACTTGTAGTTTGGTATTTTTATCAAAAATTGGTTGATATTTTCTATCTTGTATTATATCCATTACTCCTGATTCCCATTTGTTGAATATGCTGTTATTTCTATAAGGACCACCTGATTCACCAGCATTAGCTGGTGTTCCACCACCAAATGAGGTATATTCCATAAATGTTCTATTTGAAACCTTACCACCAGACCTACCTGTTGGTATAACCTGTGTGGTGTGTAGCTTATACGCTCTGTTAAAACATCTTAATATACCAATTATTGGATCCATACCACCTTTAATTGTAAATCCGGCCTCATCACCTTCGGTTAGTGTTATTTTTTGGAATTCTGAGTTCAGTCTATTAACTTCCTTATCTGTTAATATTAACTTAACTAGTTCTTTCTGCCATATATTTAACCAATAACGTTGTAATATTGGCTTTTGAGTTTCTATGTTAACCTCCGATACAGAATACTCTTCTCCTTCTGGGTTAACAGCTTTCCATTTTTTATCAGATTCATTAGTATCATCACTTTGATTGGAAGTATCAGAATCACTATTATTTTTAGACATTTCGTGATAGTCATTCCTACCCATACCTACATGTGGTTCAACTTCTTCCTTAATAAAGTCTGAATATCTATAAAGTATTGTGTTTTTACTTTCACCCACTGGCTCAACTTTCTTTTTAAGTGATAAGCATTCTGCCATTGTTGAGTTAAAACTAGCTAAAGCTTTTTGCATACCTTCTGATATACCCTCAAAAGCACCATCTGGCTTCTGTTTAGATACATTATAAAGTGCTATTATTAAATCACCTATTTTACTATCTCTTGATAATAAAACATTTAAATCTTCTTTTATTAAATATTTCTCATTTACTCCTTGTTTTTTAAGTATATAAGTATATAGTCTTGTTATACTACTAACCTTTTTTCTATCATTTTGTCCTAGTGTTTCTTTTGCATCAAGCTTTTGTTTTAATGTTTTTTCACCTCCTCCTAAATATTCTTGCATATCTGAAACAGTATCAGGTTCAATTTGAATGAATGTATCATATAATTTTTTTAATGGTATTAAAATGGGAGATGTTGCTGATTCTAAAATATAAGATTCAGAAACTACTGGACTTTTAATGGTTGTTGATATGTTTCTGACCTCTCTGGAAGCCATCTTCATAAACTTTGCCCTAGTTCCTTCTCCTGGTTTAATGTTTTTCCCAAGTTTTTTTTGAGTTTCTATCCACCTGTTTATAAGTTCTTCATACTTTTTCTTTTCTTCCTCACTCGCGTTGGCTTTCCAATTAGACTCATCTTTCCATTCAACTTCCGCTTGTGTCTGTGTGGTTTTACTTTCTGGTCTTTTTGAAGACTTCTTCATTTTGTCATACTCAATTATTATTTGAGCAATTGATATGAAGTTATTATTGTAATTTTTATTTAGTTTTGTGTTTAGTTTTATTTCCTCTTCTTTACCTTCTTCCTCTTTACCTTCTTCCTCTTTACCAGAATCCTTTACAAATTCATCTTGTATTCTTTTTATCTCATCTGCTAAATCACTTAGAATTGAGATTATTTTATCTTCATTGTCAGCTTTAAATCCTTGTGATGATTGTGTTTTTATTATGTTAATAACATCTAATACCATTTTTCGAATTTCATCTAAATAGTTTTTGTCTTCTATTTTTGTAGGCTTTTTTGTTCCAGCATCTGAT